CTTCGATTGGCAGCCTACGTGTCTCATCGACGCGCGGACTGCTGCTGCAAAGATCAGAGTCTCTAAGGGAAAACAGAAACCATTGCCCATGCTCACAAACTTTTCATATCGATATGTATTACCATCGAGCTGATAGCTGGGTGAGCGGATTGCATCCAGGAAAGAAAACCACTTCCTGGGAAGCAGATATCGGCAAAGACCGATACTGTTGCAATCACTAGCGCTACTCAAATCGAGTGTCGCTAGCCATTCGTATAAGCTGCCAATCATTGCGAGATGAGCATTTCTGCTCTGATCGCTCAGATCGTAGCCCCATTCAGCGAGAAGCCGTCTAAGCTCTAGATCGGCGCCCTTCTGGATGTACGAATTGAGTAATGGTTCGATCGCGATCGACCTGTCGGTCTTCGCGGTCTTTAGTACGAAACCAAGCTTGTTGAACGTCACCATACGACAACGACTCTCTATATACTGGAACGCTTGCTGTAAATCTAGGCAAGACACTCCAGCCCTCGTCTCAGAGAACCGAGCGAGGAACTGTTCGTTAGAACAGAGAGGGCCGTAAACGTAGGGTAAGGCGCTAGGTGTCACGGTCCAATCTTCCGCGTGAAACTTGCGAAATAGATTGGTAGCATTTCCGTGAACACCGATAGAAGCGCCTGAGCTGAAACCGCATGAATCCCGGATTCGCTTCATATTCGGCTCATCGCCGATTACTTTGCGAATCCAGTCCCGCATAAACGCAAGTTGCCGCGTGTACACAGGATTCAACCCCTTCAACCTAGTGAACCGATGGTTTGTCTTACGACAAGTTCTCTCAGCTGAGAGAAACTTTTGAACAGCTGCCCTTTCGGGCGTTTGTTCGAAACCAAAGGTCCTATAATCAAAAGGAGCTTTTAGAATTAATGCAGCAATCTGATTGGCGGCAAAATGCTCTGTCGCCGTGCTGTATACAACTGTGGTAGCACGTTCAGACCACAGATATAGCCCAGGCCAGTCGCGCGCTCTCAATTTACCGAGAACGTCGGCTGACCAGGGATACTCCGTGCAGTTATCGTTCAAAACTATCGTCAGAACTTTTATTAGTTTCTGCGAGTGGATCTCGGCGGATGAAATCCGCCGATTGCTTTTG